TAATAAATTTAACTTATGAAGAAAAAGAAAAAGAAATAAAAAAAGTATTAGAAAAAATTAATAAAAAAACTATATGAACAAACAAAAAATTATTGACTTGCTAATGGGTTATAGTCTTAAAGAAAACATAAATAAACCAATTATATATTATTATCGTCGTGAGCAGGTAGAACAATTTGCCAGTTATATTATAAAATTAGAAAACGAAAAAGATAGCTCTGGAAAGCTTAAAAATACTTGGCTAGCCAACAGAACCGAAGAAGAAATGGCAGAATTATTCCGCCGGGTAGCAGAAGATGGACTAGTATTTGACGGAAAACACATTACACTTCAGCCAACCGGTATTAGTTATGACTATGTAGCGTATAAAAATAAAATGCTATTAGCTTATCCAGAAAGCCAAATAGATGTATCACTAGTATATGAGGGCGATGATTTTCAAGTAGCCAAAGAAAGTGGTAGTGTCATCTACCATCACAACATCAAAGAACCATTTAATCGTAAAGAAGAAAACATTATTGGCGGTTATTGTGTGATAAAAAATAAACGAGGAGAGTTTTTAACTTTATTGAGCAGGGAAGAAATAGAAAAGCACAGAAAAACGGCAAAGACAGATTATATCTGGCGGCAATGGTTTATGGAAATGGCGTTAAAAACCATTATTAAAAAGGCAGTTAAACAGCACTTTTCTGATGTTTTTGAAAAGATTGAAGATAACGATAATGAAAATTATAGTCTAGATAATCCTTTAGATTTAGAGTTAAAAACCAAACAAGAAATAGATGAAATTACTACCCTTGAAGACTTAAAAAAATACTATGAAAAAAATAAAGGGCAGGGCAGTGCTTTTGACGAATACATAGCTATTCGGAAAAATCAACTAACTCAACAAGTATGATTATTCACGATGATATTATTCAACAAAGCGAAGAGTGGTATAAAATAAGAAGGGGAAAAATAACTGCCTCTCACGCTACCGCCATAGCTAATTGTGGTAAAGGACTAGACAATTATATTTTAGAAGTAATGGCTGACTATTTTTCTTGTGCGGAAAAAGAACAATTTTCTAACAAGCACACAGAAAGAGGAAACAAGCTAGAACCTATTGCCAGAAGTATCTATGAGATAGAAACAGGCAATACGGTAAAACAGGTAGGTTTCATTGAATATAATGATTATGTTGGTTGTAGCCCTGACGGACTAGTTGGAGACGATGGTGGAATAGAAATAAAGTGTCCTGACGACAAAGAATACTTTAAGCTTTTATTGGAAAAGGAAGGGGCGATTAGTAGTGATTATATGTGGCAGGTGCAGATGAATCTACTAATTACTGAGCGAAAATGGTGGGATTTAATTTTTTACAATCCTAATTATAAACAAACAATAATTGTGTTCAGGATTTATCCAGATGAAGAAGCCCATAAAAAATTAAAACAGGGCTTTATTATAGCCGAAAAAAAGATTAAAACTATAATTAAACAATTTGAATAAAACATATGTTCAATCAAGTAATTTTAATCGGGCGTCTAATTAAAGATGCCGAAGTAAGAGAAATCGCCAATGGTAAGTTGGTTGCTAACGCCACACTAGTAACCAATAAAAAGTTCAAAAACAAAGATGGTAAAATAGAAGAAAAGTCAGAATTCCACAATCTGGTTGTCTGGAACGGAGCTTCAGCTTTTTCCACCTATACCCAAAAGGGTTCACTAGTATTTATTAGGGGAGAATTAACAACTCGTAGTTGGGAGAAAAACGGAGCTAAACAATACCGCACAGAAGTAGTGGTCAATGAATTTAAGTTTCTAGATAAAAAACAAGAACAGCCGGCAGATAATGTGGATATTGAGCAAGTGAAAAAAGTTTTTAGTGATAGCACCTCATTTAATCAACCAGAAAATCAAAAAAACCCAATAAATATGGTGCTAGATGAATTTTTCAACATAAACCCCACCCTCAACTATGGAAATAATACTCAGAGAGAAGAGCCAATAGAAATAAACAATATACCATTTTAATTATATGGAAACAATTTTATCTAAAAGAACAAAACAAATTAAGACCAGTTATAATTCACTTCCAGAGCTAGAAGATATTTATTGTAAGTTGGGCTATGATTATGGACTAATTAGTGATGAGCTAATTGAAAGTCTAAAAGAAAACCAGTCGGTCAAAAAGAAAATTAAAGAAAACACCGATATTAAAAGTATGGCAGAGTTCAATCGTGAATATGAATTAACTCCTGAATATCTAATCTTAAAATCTTATAAATATCAATTAAAGGCACTTGAACGCCTAATGTCTGGACTTAAGGTCAGAATAGAGGGCTTGCGGTCAGAGGCTAGGGGTGGTGCGTAAAAATATATGGCAGACAAAGAAAAAATCAAAGACTTATTTTACAAAGGGGCTACCCTAGAAAAAATAGCTCGGGAACAACAAATTACCAGAGAAAGAGTAAGGCAAATCCTAAATCAGCTACTTTTTAATGAAACATACCAAAAACAATTATTATATAATCGCAGAAATAGACCACACAAAACCAGAGCTTTTACACGGATTTGCCCCGTGTGCGGCAAAGAATATAGCGGCAGAGAGTATATAGATAAACCAATGTTATTGTGTAAAAAATGTCGCTGGGAAAAAAGAAGGTTAGCCCGAACCAAAACTTATGTTTGCCAAAATTGTGGTGTGGAAAAAACATATTTAGACTATAAACGAAAACCAGTATTTTGTAGTAGAAAATGTCACGGGCAGTGGCTTTATAAAATGAAAATAAATAAATCTATTGAATAATATGGTCAACTCTAAAAAGAAAGGAAATAGAGGCGAAAATCTGTGGGCTAATTGGTTAAGAGATAATAATATCTGTAAGGCGTACAGGAATTCTAGTAGTGGTGCTAATATAGTAAAATCAGATGTAACTAATAATCTGGGTATGAATTTTGAGGTTAAATCAGTTAAAAAGTTAAATCTAATGGAGGCTTGGAAGCAAAGCGAAAGAGATGCCGCAATGAGCCATACCATACCAACACTAGTAATTCATTTTGATGGTATGCCGCAAGATAATTGGCTAATAGTAATGAATAATTATGATTGGGCAGATTTAATTAAGGGCAAAAATGAGTCAGCAAAACAAGTAGCCACCAAGACCAAACAATCGTCTAATGAATATCTTAAGACCGCTATACGACTAAAATCTAAAGAAATTATAGACTTGATAAATAAAGTAGAATAGCCCTCTTGACAAAGCAAGAATAGTTTGCTATACTTATATTATGAAAAATAATCAACGCACAAACAACAACGATACAATAGCTTCAATCTGTGGTTTTCTGGCGATTATATTAAGTATTGCTGTGGTGGGAGTTAATGTTTATCGGCAAAATAAAAAGATTGAGCAAGTTGAGATTAAAGTAGAACAGCAAACAGAACAAATTAAAGAAGTCCAGCAAGGAGTGAAGGAAGTTAAACAAGAAGTCCAAGAAGTCAAAAAAGAAATTCAAATTAAATACGCTTATATGAATGGGAACTGGTCAGAGGCACAGCTTAAAGTTAGAATAGAAACCGAAAAAAGAATTAGAGAAATTGCCGGAGATTATAAATATGTAGATTATTTGGTTAAATTGTGTGACTGTGAAAGTATGCTCGGGCTTAAACTGAAAAATGAACAAGGCAACTATCCTGTCGGGAGTGTAGATGAAGGATATTTTCAGTGGAATTCACATTGGCAGAAAGATATAAATAATAGGTGTAAATATAACCTTGAGTGTGAAGTAAAAGAAGTCATTAAAAAGATAGACGCTGGTGGTCAAGGTATATGGGTGTGTGATAAGTATGTGAGAGGAACTGATAATTTTAGATAATTAACCAAGCACTTTAGACTTGGAATAAGATATAATTATGATTACTAAAAAACAAGTATTAGAAAACTTAGAAGAATGTAAAAAGTATATTCAAGAAGCTGAAAATATAAAAGAAGAAAAAGTTTTAGGTATTGCAATTAAAAATAGATTTACTGGAGATATTATTTTTCAAAGCACCAAAACTACTTATAAAGAAGCCGTTGAAGAAGCAATTAAAAGCGAGGCAAACCTAAGCGGGGCAGACCTAAGCGGGGCAAACCTAAGCGGGGCAAACCTAAGCGGGGCAAACCTAAGCGGGGCAGACCTAAGCGAGGCATACCTAAGCAAGGCATACCTAAGCGGGGCAAACCTAAGCGGGGCAGACCTAAGCTGGGCAGACCTAAGCGGGGCAGACCTAAGCGGGGCATACCTAAGCAAGGCAGACCTAAGCGGGGCAGACCTAAGCGAGGCAGACCTAAGCGGGGCATACCTAAGCAAGGCATACCTAAGCAAGGCATACCTAAGCAAGGCATACCTAAGCGAGGCAAACCTAAGCGGGGCAGACCTAAGCGAGGCAAACCTAAGCAAGGCATACCTAAGCGAGGCAAACCTAAGCGGGGCAGACCTAAGCGAGGCAGACCTAAGCAAGGCAAACCTAAGCGGGGCAGACCTAAGCGGGGCAGACCTAAGCAAGGCAGACCTAAGCGAGGCAAACCTAAGCAAGGCAAAATTAGATGGTTGTTTATTTTATATGGGTAATGGAAATAGAAACTTTGAAGCACTATGCAAAGCAATTAAAACAATCAGACATAATGATGGTAGCTTTGAAGAAATTACTTCGTCCAAATAATCACTACGGGCGTTGCCAAAGGATTTCGTAGTCTGGAGGTGAGAGCAATTCAATCTGCGGAAAGAGTTGCGAAACTGGGATGGTAAAACACCCACATACGACCTACTACCACCTAGCCCCATTGAGAGCAAGCAAGGACAGGTTAGTCTGTTGAAAGTGATTACACTTGCGGTGGTAGTAGGATAATAAAAGTTCATTGTCATTAGAATAGTGGATATACAGTGGCGGAATAAGACGCTTCTAGATTTGCCTAA